AATGTCGAAGTCGTCGAACATGCTGACCTGGCCACCCTTGTCTGCACCGAAGGTGTAGTCGGCCGGATTGACGAGAACCGCCAACGGGCTGCCGGCTGCCGGATCGAAGATGTCGACGGGAACGAGAGCCGCAACACGAAGTTCGGATTGGAGCTGGTCCAACGAGCTGTAGATGCGACGACCGAGTGTGTCCTTCAGCAACATGGCCGAAGAGAGAAGAGCCTCACTCGTGAACAGGGTCGGGTTTCCTGTGCCACGGTACTGAGACCGCCACGAGATGATCGCATCGACAAATGCGTTGATGCCACCAGCGGCGAAGTCGCACTTGACCTGGAGAGCGAACATCTGATCGTCCTTCGAGATCGGACGAATGCGATCTTCGAGGATCTTGTCCGGATCGGAAACTGCACGACCATCGCTGATCAACGCCGCACGAGCGATTTCCTCGTCGAGCATGATCCGCATCTCGCCCCGCATCCAAGCGACGACGTCGAAGTCGGTGATGTCGATGATGTCATCTCGATCGAGCTTCTGCTTCTTGTAGACGGTCTGCGGTGATGTCTCTCGGCGGGCCATGCCGTAGAACTCTTCCTGCTTCTCGGTGCCCGTGATGTAGCCCTTCGCACGAGCATCGTCATAGGTGAGGTCTGCCCAATGCGTCTTGACTCGAGCAAACGGGGTCTTTCGAGCGCCGTTCATGAAGACGTTCACCCACTCTGTGCGCCGGCTGTAGAACTCCGGAGCGGCCGTGAGGGCGGTTGCCTCTGGGAACAGCGTGTCGATCTGGTTGATTCCGTGCGCAAGCGCATAGGCCAGAACGGCCTCTTTGAGCGATCCACCTGCACCCTTTGTGGCGTCGGCGAAGATCCCCTCCATGTCGGAATGCGAGAGAATTGGCGAGTGGACCTCTTTGCCATCCTTCTCGAAAACGTTGCGGGTCATTTGCTGTCCTTCCTTGGATGTGCCGTCGCCGGCGGTTGTGTCGTCGTTGAGGTCGTCCTGCTGCATCGATTCGGCTTGCGCATCCAGTGCTTCGCCAATCATGAAGTGCAAGACTTCTTTTTGTTGATCTGTCATGGAGTCATAGACATCCTTGACTGTTGGGTCTGAACCAGCCGCTTGCGACATTGACCCTCCATCTTCGTGCACGAGTTCATCGAAAGGAAGACCCGTGTAGATAATGGCTTCGTCTTCGGCAACCTCGTCACCATCGTCGTGTCGAATCGTGACACTTTCGATGACCGCACCTGGATTCGCTCCCGAAAGAACGAGACTGACCTCACGAATTGCTCCGTGAAGAACCATTCCCGCTCGTTCGATGAGTTGATTTGCCCAGATGGACATCATGGTGATGTCTTTGTGGTCGACCGCTTCCTTCATGTGTTGGGCCTTCGCCGTCTTGTTGAAGAACCCTTCACCCCACATCCCATCTTCACGATGCGAGAGGATGACATGACCAAGAACGTTCTCTGCGTCGGAGTGACCGTGCTGCCAAACCAGAGGAACTTTCTTTTGGTCTTGATGTTTGAACGCATCTGGCGTGATCGTTCGACCATCGGTGCACTTGAGTCCCGCCTTTGTGGCGTAACCGCTGAAGTCTGCTTTCATTTTGACATGTCCTTCCCAGGGTTAAGACCCAGTTTGCTTTTGCAATTGCTTCTGCGGTCCTGACTGCAATTGCAACGGTGGTTTTGGTTGCTGTAGCTCTGGCGTTGCTTGCGGCATGTTGCTGTTGGTGAGTTCGTCAGCCTTTGGATCCTTTGATGGGCGGATCCCCATGAAACTTCTGATTTCATTCGAGGTCAAGATCTCATTACGAGTGAACTTGTCCGCAATTTCAGCAAGTTCAGCCACAGGTACCAGCTTGAACGGATCACGGAAGAACCGAATTCGTTCTCTGTTGTTCGTTCCAATAACTCCAAGGAACGATCTTTGCATTGCCTCAACAATTGAGACGAGAAGCGGTTCGATACTTCGATTGATGTAATTGAGCATCGTCTTCTCATCGGCCGTCCCATTCATTACCTCGTCGGTAATTCCTAGTTGGCTGTACAGCATCTTGGTGAGGAACTCAATCTGACTGAGAAGGTTGTTCTCAGCTGGTCGATTCAATTGTGTGATCTTCTCGGTTCCATCTGTGTAGGCAATTCCGTACTTACTACCCTTGAGTTGGAACTCGATGTCTTCTCTTCTCTTCTCTGCCTGCTGCCGTCTTGCTTCTGACTTGATCACGTACGGCAATTGGATGATCAAATCCAGCTTTCCTGACGCCGATGCTTCATCAACAGCATCGAGTAGGTTCAGCTTACGAATCAGTCGTTGAAGGGTTGAATTCGGCTCGTTCATCACGGCATACAACGGATTCTCAATGATCGAGACGAATCGCTTCTCGAGAATGAGCTCCTCTCGCATACCGGTAGCCTCATTATAGAGACTCAATCGAACGTGTTTTGGAAACCATTCGAGAACCTCACCAACTCGCATTGTTAAGATGTCGAATTCGAGATTTGCCTGAGGATGCTGAACGGTGTCAGTTGGAACAATGGCAGCAACGCCTCTGTCGAAGAGTGTCATGATGATGTCTTGTCGGAATGCCCTAGGACCTTGATCGATGTTTGGCTCTAAAGTCAAACACTGGTTCAAACTGCTGTCCATGTCTTCCAAATATCGATCTTCGCTGTCCAACTTTACATGACGAATCGGAATTCCAGACGCATCGACGGCCATTCTTGTGTAAATCGATGAGACGATTGACTTCTCATTGAAATACTGGAATCGACTACGATGCGATTGAATGCTTCCGGTGCTTGCGCCGAGGTTTCGATCGAGCCATGGAAGTTCCTCTTCGTTTGCACGAAAAGCATTCCACGCCTGTCTTATACGTGCAAATACGGCCAAGATTCACCTCCTTAAAGTTTCGTGCCTATACCGAGACCTCGACTGACTACTCCGCCAGCCCAAGCAGCGACAAGAGCGCCAGCGATTGTTGCACCAACGGCTGCCTTTGTGTTGTGCTCCGACTTTCCTGTTGGAAGAATGTCTTGGTACTTCGTTCCCCCATAGAAAGCGATTTTGTCTCGAACCGATGCTTCACCCTTGTTGATTCGATCATTTCTCAACTTTTGTCGAGTTCCACGAATGTTGGCAGCTTTCTTCAAACTCCCATGCCCTCTGATGAAGTCAAGAGTTGAAACTTGCCACGCCGCACGAGCCTTTTCACCGAGAGTTCCCTTTCCGGAACCAACTTTGAGAAGCGTGTTAACTCTTCGTTGTCGTCGAACGCCCCATCGCATTCCCTTCACGCCATGATGCTCGAAGAAGGCATCGATTTCATCGTCAGAAAGACCTTGGTGTTCGAGGATCTCGCCGACCTCGTCTACATTCATTCGAAAGCCTCCTTGTTCAGTTTGTAGGCAACGTAAGCGTCCAGCATGGCCGACACGTTGTCGATCTTTTCTTCCATTCGCTTCTTCATGAGCTTGCGGTTTCCATTGGTGTCCTCCAAAGTCACCGCATTACCCATGGCAAACTGCATGAGATCCTGATCGAATATAAGCATCCGTTCTTCGCTCAATTTCTTCAATTCGCCGAGAGGAACCGATTCTGTTCTTGCACCTTGAATCACCTTTTCGATTCCAAACGAACCGTTTTCTGCTTCCCATCTACCGACAAACTCTTTTGCATTGTACGGGTCGAATCCGAAACATCGAACGTCATACTCTGTTTGTTGAATGAACGCGTCCAAGTCGTCGTAGACTTCCATCATGTCCAAAACAGTTCCCTCAAGTACATGAAGACTGTTTTCTTCGATGAATGTGTCGTACTTTGCTCTCGCAGCTCCTGGAAGTCGCATCAACGTCAACGTCGTGATGTAACTCCTAGTCTTAACACCAAAGGCTCCATTCGAAAGCGGGAAAAGGAACGTAAATGCACAGAAGTCATCTCCCTGCGACAAGTCTGCTCCAAGTGCGCATGGCATTCCCCAGAATTCTCTGGCTCTATGTGGCAAGGTTTCTTCATAGGTGAAGAAATATGTGAAACCCTCCATCGGAATACCAAACCTCTTTGCGAGAATGTCGTTTCTTGATGCTGGAGCCTTCTCTGCTCGTTCGACATCCAACTGATAGACCTCGTACGTGACGGTCTGACCAAGATTTGGATTGGCTTTGATCCATTTGGAGGGATCGTTTACTTCATCGATGCTGTCGAGCTTGTAGTGCCAGATCGAAATATGCGGAGCTTGGTAATCGCCTCGCAAGATGCTGGCCAGCTCCATCTTGATGGTGTCACCAGCTCCGTTTCGAACTGTACCTTCTGAACTGATTGCCACAATCAACCAGTCACTGAGCTTAGACGCTCCTTGCTCAACTGCGCCTACGATGTCTTCACGAATATCACCCGAAAGCCACTCATCAATTGTTGACACTTTAGGTCGTAGACCTTGAAGCTTGTTGATCGTCATCGGACGAACCTCGAGAAGAGATCCAGTCAGAAAATTCTCAACGCCTTTCTTGGTCGAGCACAGCTTTTGACGGTTGAACCTAGATCCCGTCGTGTTCTGAAGAGACCCTTCGGTCAAGAACTTGAACAAAGGTCCCCGCGCCCTTGTGATGGCCGTTCTTAGAGGTGACATTACCTCATCGGCTTGCTTCATCGTGGGTGCAGTCGTCACTTGATGAGTGGTTTCGGTGTTGACGCACATGAAATATGCATGGATACAAGCGGCATACATTGATTTGGCTGCACCACGCGCCACGATCAAGTATTGTTTAGTGATTAGCCGCTTCTTTACCACGCGCTTCACGTACGCTTTTTGTTTTGGATCGTAAACACTTCGTTCGATGAAGTAATACCACCCAAAGATCTGCTCTGCCCACAACTTGAAGGTGTCAAGAAGGTACAGATCTCCTCCGTCTGTCAATGTGAGTTCCCATTCACAGAATTTGATGAACCCATTGATCGCCTGATCGTCATAGTAGATGTTCGGATTTTCAATTAGAGCATCGATCCGATTCATCTCCAACGAAATCTCTTCGTTTACTGGAATCTCCCCACGAAGAACGGAATCTCTGAATTCACCGTAATATAGCGGAGTTGCTGTGTTGGACAGAGTCATTTTGAGCCTCCGTTAACTCGCCTGCAAAAGTCGCTTTCCTTGCTTTATTGCAGCTTGACCGGCTGGACTCTTGACGATGTTGTAAGCCGAAACAGCAATACCAACCGTTGCAAGAACTTCCAAGGCTGCTTTCTTTCCTTTCTCAACCTTGCTCGGATTTAACCGTTTGAAGTTCTGTTCGAGATTCATTCTCTCGGTTGCGGCCTTGAGTTGTTTGTTCGTCAAAGCGTGAATCGGCTTACTTCGAGCTTGTGCCGCCTTTCGAGCTTCGGAGGATGATCGAACGCCGCCGCCATCTCGTTTTCTGACACCCCAACGCATTCCCTTCACACCGAAATGTTCGATGTATTCGTCGATGTCTTCGACGGAAATGTCGAGATCGTCTTGCCGCATTGTGTCTTCCGGTGGATGGATCTCTGTGACAAACCCGTTCTCGTCAATACTGACTGGAAAATCAGGAAATCCATCCAGTGCAGATTGAGCAAGTTTCATCTCTGTAGCTCGCATCAACTGTGTGTGACGATCGAACTGGTAAATAACAGAACGATTCAACTTTGCGTTGAATGTCTGATTCACCGATGCGTTTGCAAGATGTTGATTGAAGGTCTTTTCAACAATTGTGTCGTACATCTCTCGGAGTTGAGGATCTTTGTTGAGATCCTTTCCTTTGAACATCGGATTGTTGTTGATCTTCTTCATCTCAGGAGCAAACGATTTGGCCGCATCTTGGAAAATCTGAGTCGCTGCTTCGCCGCTCTTTGCTCCTTTGAGCCATTTGCGATGACTTGTCGAATCTTCTTTCCGAACTCCCCATTTCATTCCTTTGACGCCATGATGATCGAGATACTCTTCGATTTCATCCATGGAAATATCGACGTTTGTCATCCATTCACCTCCTGTCTTGGGTCATTCGGGTCGAGATACCACTCTCTGAAGCAATTGAGTCTCCACTCGTATTCCTTGATCTGGTCTGTCATTGCTCCGATCAGGAACGAAGTCGTCGGTGGATCGAACAGCATCCTCACCTTGAGGAAGATATACGTCTTGACCAGGTTGAGCTGGTCAACCGGAGCAGGGTAATCTTCCCATACTGTTGATTCATCCTCGATCATGAAGCCCTCCGTCGGGCCAAGACCTAGTTGCGTGAGAATCGTGAACGCTGCGTTGATGTGTGTAATTATGTCCAAGTCGAAGACCGTGTAGGACTCAGCCACCCCGAGAATTTTCTTTGTACTTAGCAGAATGCTGTGTTCCATGACGATCCTTTCGTCGTATCACCAATGATCTGGTGGGCCTCCCGGAACCAATTGCGCCGGGTCATTCATGTCGATGCCGCTCTGAAGGCACATGGCCTTGAGCGACTGTGGGTGATCTTGGAAGATCCTTGGTGTGTCGGCAGGGTAACTGTTCATTACCTCTTCGCTGACATTCAGTGCCGGCCCAGCGCCGATCATGAAGGCGTTGATGTAACCCTTGTTTCGAACGAATCTGACGTTTGACACTTCGTCGTCCTCTCCTGATGATGGTGGTGCAGTGAACTGATCCCATCGATTGATTACTTCTTGGCCAGGACACGCTGTCGCTGCACCTGGCATTTGATTGTGCTGAAGCATTTGGTGATTTTGAGCCAAATGACCCATCGCCACAAGCCACGCTCGAAGTTCACGAGTTGCTTCGATCATCTGTGGTGTCGGGACTTCGAAGTACGACCCAGATAAGCCGACAAGAAGCAGCACTCCGATAGCGATTTCATTCTCGCCCCCCGAGTGCGCCGCTTGATACGTACCTGCGTACTCCCAAACGATTCCCTGACCATCGATGACGTAGTTGTACTCCCACGGCTTTGACGCCGATTGGGCGTAGTTCTGAATCGAACGCAATTCATCTGGCGTGTCGTCTGGATCCAACCAAAGACCTCCGCCAGTGTAGTGAATGGTCAAATACGGCGCGTGTGGTTTCATCTGTGGTCTGGGTGATCCAGATGAATTTGTGGGAATCTGCCCGGGCCAAACGACGTCTCGGGGGACGAGTTCCATGGCTTACTCCACGTTCTCGGGATCAACGGGAGCTTCGGGTGCCTCTGGATCTGTTGGCTCTTCCGGCGTGCCACCGAAAATGGCTTCGCGGTGTTGCTCTTCGATTGACTTCGGAGCTTCTTCCTCGGTCGTGACTTCGCCTGGTGTGTCGCTCATTGCTTCTCCTTTGTTACCAGAGTCGGGTGTCGCCAGCCTTACGCTCCGCTGGTAAAAGACGGAGCATAGACCTATCACCGAAGTGAATGGCGTTATGGGTGTTTTGAGTGGTCGTTATCAAGTATTCCGTATCCAATACCCACTGTTCGTTGTAGACTAGATCGTCCAAACTCAGTGGATTCATGTGATGAACCAGAAGCTCACCATAAATTTCGTGACCAAGAATTCCTAGATCACAACCATTGTCTCGAGCAATTACATCTCTACGAACACTTCTCCATTCCGCAGAGTGATAGAACGATTGATTGACGTGCCTATCGAAACCGAAAGTGTCGTGGCCAACGCTTCCATTCAACCTCAAATACTCGAACCTGGCTTCGAACGTGTCGTACTGACGCAATTCTCTGTAGGTTCTAATCAAGGTCATCACCGTACTCCCCTTGATCCTGCCCGGAATAAGATCGCATGGCGTCAAGCGCTTGCTGGTAGAGTTCTTCGACCTTCTTCTGAGAAGCCAACTGATCCGACTTGGCTTTGAGGAGTTCGTTCTCATGCGACAGTCGTTCTTGCTCGAGCATCTCTCTCGTCGAGCCAAGCTTCAAGTAGTGCGTGATGACTTGGGCTGAAGCCGTGCCATTGGCCAACTGCTTTTCGGCTAAGTCGACGGCAAGGTTTACTAGCTGACCCTCCCTTCCTTCAGGTGTGGAGGCCGGTCTACGAGCGCTGCCAGGTTCTTTCGGTGTTCTCTTCGGCATCCAACCTCCTTCCTGATCGACTTTTCCCCAAAAAACATCCCCGGAAAATCTCCCCCGGGGAAAAATGAGGG